AGGAGAAAGATTCCGTTTTCCATACAACTATCTAGCAGGTGCCAGAGCAATGATGATGCATGTTGCTCAAGGTGGAAATCCATATGACTCTATAGGCGAAAGCATTATTAAAAAGGTAGATGAGATTGCACAGTTGAGAAAATTTTCAACCTATGCAGTGCGGCAGGGACTTGTAGATGAAACAACACTACCATATGTAGAAGCGGCAAGTGATAAAATTGCTGAAGCAAAACGCACATTACACAGATTAGCAAAAGCAAAAACTTATGAATCAACAGTTGAAGAACTTGACACTTCAATAACTGATCTACAACAAGAGGATATAAATGACCTAAAAAAATTGTTTACAAAAGAAACATTTGATGAGGACATTATGGATGCTTTTAAATTTTTACCTGTTAATGAATTTAAAAAGGACGACGAAGAAAAGGACTTTACAAAACTTGCGTCAACAGCAAGTAGGTTTGCACCATATGTAAACAAATTTTTATCTGATCCACAAAACAAACTTATACTCAAAAAAGATGATTCATATGATAATTTGCAGAATAATTTAAGAAGCCAAATGCCAGACATGGAGCAAAAACTAGCCGCTATAATGAGAGATATAGCAACTAGATTTTTGTCTGCTAATCCTGAAGATGATGCAGTGGCTAATTTTGCATCTGACATGGAGCAAAAATTATCTGATGCAGGTGAATTGTTTACTAAAAAAGATCCAGATCTAAAAACTTTGAAAGGCGTTGCAATGCAACTGGCTAATAGATATCTACAAGACATGAAGAAAATGCAAACAAGTAATGATTACAAAGACGAAGTGAGAAAATCACCTGAAGATGTTAAAGCATTTAAAAATATCAAAGGGAAAGATATTGACAAAGGTAAATTACAGAAACAATACAAAAGAAAATATAAAGATGAGTCAGAGCATTTTGAAGCATGGGCAGACTCTAGAGTAATTGAAATGGATGTGGTTTTAGAAACTGACGATCCTGTCAAATCCAAATACGAAGATCCTTACAGCATTTAAGTACAAACATGGACAAAATTTTATGTGCTGGTTGCAGTCATACAGCTGAATTCTATTGGGATCCATGGCCAAGTTATATCCCCAACAGCATAAATGTTGGCATTAGAGGTGCTGGTCCAGATCTTGTGTCTAAAAGGGTAATAATAGAACTGCAAGAATCATCCTATACACATTGTATTATACAATGGCCAGATCCTAATCGCTGGGACCTATACATAGAAGATGGTATTCATGCAGAGTCTGCTTTACCTATAAGTGGAATGCAAAAAGGTCAAGTAAGAACGTTTGTTGATTTACAGGGAAATGAAGTAAACATAAATGGATATTGCACCCCAGGCAGTGAACACAGAGGATACATGAAAACTTATTACAAACAATATTGGTCTCCACGCCAACATCAAATAAATTTTTGGAATTGTGTTTTAAATGTGCAGTTGTTGTGTGAGAAACTATCAATACATTATGCATTTTTAACTGTATTGGATCTAGAAGATTACGGAGATTGTCCTTTTAAATTTGTTGATACTAGTAAGTTTTTAAGCACCAAAGGCATGTACAATTATTTGGCAGATGAAGGTTATATTAGTAAAAATGATCATTATCCTACTGAAGCACATGAAGCATGGGCAAATTTTGTAAAAATAGGCTTGACTTTAGATTAAATTTATATATACTTGTATGTGTATAGTGATACACATTAGGCAAAACAAAGGAGGCTTACATTATGGCAACACTAGCAGAAATAAGAGCTAAATTGCAGGCTCAAACTTCCAAACCTCAAGGTGAGGGCGGAGGTGACAATGCAATATACCCACACTGGAACATTGCTGAAAATACAGAAGCAGTGGTTCGATTTCTTCCAGACAAAGATCCAAACAACACATTCTTTTGGACAGAAAGAGCAATGATAAAACTGCCTTTCAACTCGATAAAAGGAGATGCATCATCAAGTCCGTTATTGGTACAAGTACCATGTATGGAAATGTATGGCGAAGCATGTCCTGTATTGGCAGAAGTACGTCCATGGTTTAAGGACAAGTCATTGGAAGACATGGGTAGGAAATATTGGAAAAAACGTTCATACGTATTCCAAGGATTTGTAGTTAATTCACCAATGCAAGAAGATGCAACTCCAGAAAATCCAATCAGACGTTTCATTATTGGTCCACAAATATTCAACATTATTAAGAGTGCTTTGATGGATCCAGAAATGGAAGATCTACCAACTGACTACACAAGAGGAGTTGACTTTAGGATCAACAAAACTACTAAAGGTGGTTATGCTGATTATTCAACATCCAAATGGTCAAGAAAAACATCACCGCTTACGCCAGAACAGCAACAAGCGATTGATACAAATGGTTTACACAATTTGGGCGATTATCTGCCTAAGAAACCATCAGAAGTTGAACTGAAAGTAATTGAAGAAATGTTCAGATCATCTGTGGATGGTGAACCATATGACTTAGAAAAGTTTGGTCAGTACTATCGTCCATATGGAATAAAAGCACCTGAGACAACTACTCCTGCGGCTCCTGTGGCTGAAACACCAGCACCAGCACCAGCGGCAGAAACAGTTGCGCCAGCACCTGCTCCGGAACCAGTGGCAGTAGAGACAGCAACAGTTACTCCAACAACTGAGGCAGCTCCTGAAACAGGATCAAAAGCAGAAGACATATTGGCAATGATCAGAGCAAGACAACAAAAGTCTTAAACACTAGGGGGAGGAAACTCCCCCTTTTTCCATGATAACATTTACTATTGATAACCAGCATAAAGTATTTTTAGAATGTTTTAATAATCCAATTTCTGGAAAATATAAAACAATCTTACAAAAACTGATATCAAAAGGAATGCAGATTGATAACCAAATAAGTTTTATTAGGTTTATGCCTGTAGACAAGCAAAAAAAATTGTTATTAACCAGTATTGATAGTGTAAATGAATTCATGGGTCACCAGTACATAGATACAAAAAATGTGCAATGGGATAGAGATTTTTTTAATCAAGCACACGAACTGTTTGAAAAACTAAATGGAACATTCACTAATCCTACAAAACTGATTGTGATTGCACCAGACAAAATAAAAGAGTATATTAGACTTATTAATACCCTGGTCCATCAATTGGAAGAACAAGGAACTAAACAGTGGAGGTTTCAGTGGCATAAAGAACACACAATCAGACAAAAAATGATAGATGAAGATTACAACACAATGGTTTTTGACACTGTGCCTAATACAATGTATTTGCATTATAACGAAGTTGGAAAAAGCACAATAGATGTATTCAATGATCAATTAGATATTAACTATCCTAACATTGTTAATAACCATTACATTGGTCCAGACATTAGGTATTATAATTCTACAGAACATTGTTTTGAAGATAATTTTTTAATTTGGTGCAAGGACAAAAATATAGATCCTTACCGCAAACAAAATGGACTTGGATTGTATCCTGTAGGCACATACACTACAAATTTTACTAATGATGATATCTCAGTAGAAAGTAGATGGACAAACGTAGAAATAAGTTCTTGACATATGCAACACAAACATTATAATAAAAACATAGGAGACACACATGGTAAAACCTTTTGACGTAACAAAGTTCAGAAAAAATATAACAAAAAGTATTGATGGGTTAGGTGTAGGATTCAACGATCCTACAGATTGGATATCAACTGGCAACTATGCCTTGAATTATTTGATATCTGGAGATTTTTACAAAGGAATCCCATTAGGCAAGGTTACTGTGTTTGCAGGTGAATCAGGGTCGGGTAAGTCATATATCTGCTCAGGAAACATAATACGTGAAGCACAAGCAAAGGATATATTTGTAATTTTGATTGATTCAGAGAATGCATTAGATGAGGCATGGCTAAAAGCAATAGGGGTTGATACATCAGAAGAAAAATTATTGCGATTAGGTATGAGCATGATAGATGATGTTGCTAAAACAATATCAAACTTTGTAAAAGATTATAAAACAGATTACGCAGAAAAAGAGCCAGAAGAAAGACCAAAAGTTTTGTTTGTGCTTGATTCCCTAGGCATGATGATGACTCCGACTGATGTTGATCAATTTAACAAAGGCGACATGAAAGGTGATTTAGGTCGGAAACCCAAAGCATTGACAGCACTTGTAAGGAACTGTGTCAATATGTTTGGTTCCTATAATGTTGGAATGGTAGCAACTAACCATACGTATGCATCACAAGATATGTTTGATCCTGATGACAAAATATCAGGAGGACAAGGATTTGTTTATGCTTCTAGTATTGTTGTTGCAATGAAGAAGTTAAAATTGAAAGAAGACGAGGCAGGCAACAAAATATCAGAAGTAAGAGGCATAAGAGCCGCTTGTAAGGTAATGAAAACAAGATTTGCAAAGCCATTCGAAGGTGTACAACTTAAAATTCCTTATGAAACAGGCATGGATCCTTATAGTGGACTGATTGACTTGTTTGAGAAGAAGGGCCTAATTACACAACAAGGCAACAGATTGAAATATATAACAGCAGATGGCAAAGAACTTTTAGACTACCGTAAGCAATGGGGTAAAGATAATTTGGAAATTGTCATGCAAGAGGTAAGTAACCAAGTCGTAATTGATAATTTACAAACAGAAGAGGTACAAGAAGTAATACAAGATGGAGATGCAAATGCTAATTGATATGTGGAGCCTTGTGAAGGCGTATTCAAATGTCAAAGAGAGAGATATTATTGCATCAAAGTTTATTGATATTGCTTTAGATCACGGAACCACAGATGAAGAGCTTAAAGAACTTATTGGAATAGATGATGAACTTGATGAGGCTGTGCGTGAAATACTAGAAGATACTGCAGACGAAGAGGATGAATATGATTACGGCGATGGACATTCGGAAGAATATTCAGATTATGATTAATGGCAAATTGGTTTTCAATAGTCATTCAAGACATTTCTAAGATTCCTGATGCAATACTGCATTATGAAACTGAACTAGACAAAGCATCGGCTGAAGTCAAACTGCATGGCAACATTGAAAAACAATCTGCTTCCATGCCTGGAGTGGTTGAAGAAAGATTCAGACAACTTCAAGAAGTAGAAGGCATTCTAAAACATTTAGAAATACAACATCGCAGATTGAGAACCAAGCACTACAAAAAATATTTAGAAAACTATCAACGTGCTCTTACGTCCCGCGATGCAGAAAAATATGCTGAAGGAGAAGATGAAGTGTGTGATTATGAAGCACTAGTAAATGAATGGGCACTCTTGCGAAATAAATGGTTAGGGGTAATAAAAGCATTAGATCAGAAGCAATGGCATATAACTAATATTGTAAAACTTAGAGTAGCAGGGATGGAAGATGCCAATTTATAAAGAAATCCAAATAGACTTAGATTATGATTTTTATATAAAGCAAGATTATGATGGGAACAAAGGTCAATCTTGCATTGCACATCATCGTGTAGAATTAAAAGATATCCATGATAGATTTGGCGGAATGCCGGAAACCTACACATATGATAACACTGAGATAAGTCAATTGTGGTGGGACAAAGATCAAGTAGACTATAATGACCTAGGCAAAAAATTAGATATGGAGGTTATTACAGTAAGTTCAATTAGGCTCCGTCCGGGAAATATAATACCATTACATAGAGATATGTTTTATCAAATTAAAAAACGTTTTCCTAATGACACACGTCCTAGAGTCAGAGCAAATATTAATTTAGAAGCATGGAAGAATGGACACTTCATACAAGTTAATCATAAAGGAGTGCCTAAAGTTTGTTCAGGATGGAAACAAGGTAGTGGACATATGTGGTGCACTGAAATAGAACACATCGGTGCAAACTGCGGAATGGAAAATAAGTTTAGTTTACAAGTTTCAGGATTTGCTCAAGAAAGTTAATCTATTAGACAGATCAGGATAACCTGTGTAGGCATTTTCTTTAGCATCGGGATTATGTTTTGGAAGTTTATCCATTAGTAATATACCTAAAGCACAATCTTCAGGAATAAGATTATAATGAAATCCAGGTTCGGTGAATTTAGGTTGATCAACCCATGGAGAATAAATTTCATTTCGACCATCATGTCTAACTAGTTTTAACCAATCACACAATTCTGTATTATCAGTTAAGATTGCTCCACCTTTTCCTATTTTAAGTTGTTTTTGATATTGAAAACTTAAACACATGTCTGTACTATCAATATACATTCCTGAAGTAAATCGCACAGCAGAATCATACACGGAAGTATCTCCTAGTTTGTAATGTCCAATCCAATTTTCATCAGTCCACTTGAATGGTAACGACAAATTGTGCAATGTCATTGGCACAGACAGATAAGTGTGTTTGGGACAAGTTAATTTTAAATTACTAGTCTTCATATGATATCTTAGGCACAGTTCTATAGCATGGGTGCAAGAATCAACAACAATAGCCATTGGTGCGCCTGTGTAATTTGCAATCTTTCTTTCAAACATGTGAATAACGTCAAACGGATGTTCAAAATTATATCCAGCAGATCGCAGTTCATCTAATTCTGTACGCATATAATTAATTATTAATAATTACAAGCATGAAAGTTTATGTTGGATATGACACCAGAGAAGATATTGCATATCAAGTCTGTGAACATTCTATAAAGCGTAGAAATGGTAAAGCTGATGTAGTTGCTTTGAAACAATCTGAACTGCGTGAGCAAGGACTTTACACAAGAGAAATAGACAAATTATCATCTACAGAATTTACATTTACAAGGTTTTTTATTCCTTATTTGCAAGATTACAAAGGATGGGCAGTCTTTTGTGACTGTGATTTTGTTTGGAAAATATCTCCCAGCGAGTTAGAAAAATTTTGTGATGATTCCAAAGCAGTTGTTTGTGTGCAACATGATTATACTCCTGAAGAAGGAACGAAAATGGACGGTCAAGTCCAACTGCTGTATCCAAGAAAAAATTGGAGTTCAATGGTATTATGGAACTGTGGACATCCTTCTAATAAAAAATTAACAACAGAACTAATAAACAAAGAAACAGGAAAATATCTACACAGATTTAGTTGGTTAGATGACAGTGAAATAGGATCCTTACCACATGAATACAATTGGTTAGTTGGATGGTATAAGGAACCAAAAGACGGATCCCCAAAAATTTTACACTACACAGAAGGCGGTCCGTGGTTTGAAAACTATCGTGATTGCGAGTATGCTGATGTGTGGAAGAAAGAACTTATAAATCTTTTCAGTGCATGAACAAATTAAGTGTATTGCAAAATCTTAAGAAGGTTAATGCAAAACCATATCCGCATGTTATTATTGAAAATGCTTTGGATGAAAATATTTTCAACGAACTAAAAAGCAAATTACCCGAATCTTATGTTGCAGGCCAGCCAGTAGGCCCGGACCAAAGCAAAAGAGTCAAATACCATGTTTTGCAGGAAGATGACTGGCCTATTTCTAATATATGGAAAGAGTTTTTTGAATTCCATACAAGCAAAGAGTTCTTTGATCAGGTCCTTGACATGTGGGAACCTTTCAATGTAAAATATGCTGTTGCACGTGACAGTATTGTAATAGGCAAAGGCAAGGCATATGGGAAGGCTAATTGTTACACTGACTGTCAGTTTGTAAGACACAATGTGGTTCCAAAAGGAGCAACAACTAGGACGCCACATGTTGATAATAAAAATGAAGTGTATGCAGGATTATTGTATTTTAAACATGATAACAGCACAGGCGGAGGCTTTAATATCCACAAACAAACTTTTGTATCTGGCTGGGATTCAAAACAAAATAATGAACTTTACGAACCAGGGCCTATTGTTGATACCTGTGCGTACAAGGATAATAATTTTGTAATGTTTTTCAACCAAAAATATGCAGTGCATTCAGTTGAACCAAGAGCAGGAGTACAATCACCTAGGTGGAGCATCAACATAATAGGTAGATGGACTCAAAATAGAAATTGGTAGCATGTGTGGCATATACGGAATAACAGAACGCAATCCTGAATATATCAATTCATACATACGGCAATGTTCTCATAGAGGCCCTGATGGTAGTAGTATTTGGTATGATGATGATATAAGTTTAGGACACAACTTACTTGCAATAACTTCAGATCCAGCACAAGGAAAACAGCCGGTTGAAACAAGGCATGGCGTTTTAACTTACAACGGTGAAATATTCAATTACCCTGACTTAATTAAAGAAATAGATTGGAAACCCCAGACTACCTGTGATACAGAATATCTATCCTATGCCCTAAGCATTATGTCACATGAAACTGTTAATGAAAAAATTGATTCTATGCATGCCTACGCATATTACAACAAAGCAAAAAAGCAATTAATCTTATCTAGAGATCACGCAGGCATTAAACCATTATACTATGCTGAGATCCCACAAGGGATTGTGTTTGGATCTGAGATCAAAGGCCTTATAAACAAAGTACCCAATGGTAGATGCATAGATGAATTTGCCGCGGCCGCTATGAGTTATTCTGGAATAAATGCAACTAGGAACACTTTGTTTAAGAATATTAAGAAAGTAATGCCTGGCGAAACATTAGTGTATGATGTTGCTAATAAAAGATTTATACAATCTTATCAAAAGGTTATCACCCCAACATCCAAGAGCAAACTTGATCTTGCACAGTTTAGACATGAGGCACATGAGACTGTAAAGATGAGCACTCTAGGTATTAGGAAGTTTGGAATGTTTTTATCTGGCGGATTAGATTCAACGTTGGTTGCATATGAACTTAAAAAAATATTAGGAGAACTGGATTCATTTACAAACAAAATGTCTCCTAATGTTAGGATAGGTGAGGACTTTAATGATGATGCTAATTGTGCAAAAAAATTTGCCGAAGACTTTAAACTTAATCATCACAGTGTCATAGTGACTCCAGACAGTGTGAAAGCAAACTGGGACGCAAGTATGCACACCATGGAGCAACCAGTGTACAATATGAGTATTCCTATGTACTATCAAACGAACAAATATCTAAGTCAAAAAGGCGTTGTAGTGACAATGGCAGGAGACATGGGAGATGAATTATTAGGTGGCTATCCTAAGTATTGGAAACTGAGAAATGACCCGCCAAAGAGTTTTGAAGACATGATATGGAAATGGATGCACAGGATAAAGCGTCCAGTGCAACTTACAAACAAAATTAATCCAAAAGATATTCATGCTGAATTATGCAAAGTTATACCGCAGGATGTGTGGAATCCAGAAGATCCGATCAATTCATATATGGCAGTCGATTGTATTACGCAGGTTCCTGAAGAATTTTTCTCTCGTAATGATAAGTTTGGCATGCAGTTTTCTATGGAAGGGAGATTTCCTTTAGCAACAAAACGTTTCATGACATATTGTATGGACATGCATTCACAATACAAAATTGGCAAAGATAAGTCAGACACAAAGTTACCAACGAAGTTAGCCTATAAAGGATATATGCCAGACTATATTATTAGTAAAATGAAAACAGGATGGACTGTGCCTTTGATGTATTGGCTAGGCACAATGAATGACTTAAATGATTGGGCAATGTCTTATATGCTTAAAGAGGACTGTTTAAGATCACAAATATCCATGAAAAACTGGGACAACAAAAAGACCAGGGTAGTAAGTTGGATGATGCGTTCATGGGCACAAATTTATGATATACAGTCATAAGCATATCCACTTTCCATTTCTTTTAGTGTAAATTGATTGTAAGCCAAATGCCAAAGCCATGGCTCTCTTTCTGTACGTTTAGGTTTTTCGATAAGTTCCAAATTTTGTTCTCCAACTGGGTAAGCAGAACATTCTGGACCACAAAAAACAGGAATGCCTTGATAGATAGCATCGATAGCAACGGATGAATTAAAAGTTACCACAGCCCATGCATCTTTTAAATCATCTTGTAATGGTTTTTGTTGCTTGTTTTTTTGGAAACCACTAAGTGTGGTCATGCCATTCTGTTCACTTACTTGCGGATTCATAGGCTTGTCTCTCACCACTATTTCACGGTCTGTATGCTGTTTTAAGGTCTTAATTGATGCCTCTATCCAATCTTTACTATCAAAGTACCACTCAATAGCTCCCGTAGGAGGACATATAACAATTTTACTGCCTGTGGTTCTCCATGGTTGCAATGGTTTTGTAAAATACTTTTCATATCTGTCTTTTGGTTTTTCTGACATACTGCTGTTCACGTGACCGTTTTTTGTTACTCGGTACCATGCAGGATTTTTGTCATGGCCTGCATTAAAGTATGCGTGGTCGGCGAAATAATAAGAGTTGGCACGTTTCATCATATCACCGGAACCACGCAATATTCCAAAGAAGAAATAATCATCTTCAGGAATAGGTTTGTCATTAGGGATTGGACTTATGATTTGTCCATTTGTTCCTTTTGCCCACGCTTCAATAATTTTTTCTGTGCGTCGACGCATTGTTTTTACACACTTCATTTTTTAACCATTATGTAATCATGTATTTTGTTGTCAATGTGGAAAACATCTCTAACCACGTATCCCCATTGTGTTAATAGATCACTTGCTGTGAAATCATTTCTGTTTTGTTCAATTATAATAACAGGATTGTACTTTCTTATTGTTTGTTCAGCTCCAACAACACATTTGTATTCATGACCTTCAACATCTATTTTAATAAAGTTCACGTCTGTGTAACCTAATGAATCTATAGTTTTTACTCCTATTTTTAAGTCTCCTCGTCCCTTGATTCTGCCTACACGAAAATTTGTAGTGTATTCATGTCCGTTGTGGTCACTAATGCCAATTGCATGAAATTTATATTTTCTTCCATCGGGACAGCGTTTGCGAAATCTTTTCCTAACAGGCTTTTTGACCCCTCTGAATTCAAAACAATGCACCGTTTTAAAACTGTTTAAGTAATATGCAAATTCACCACCACGTGCACCTATGTCCAATGCAACATTGTATCCCGTAATATACGGAACACACTTATCAAAACTAATACGCCAATCATCTTCTTTTTCTAATATTTTCATATGTTGTACATTTGCTTGAACATTTCTGCAAATAACCCAGATTCAATTTCTGCTTTTGTGTATTGATGCCAACTTAAAGTTGCTAACCAATCAATGCGGTTTGTAGCAAAATTGGCCTTGCCAAAATTTTCTATTGTCTGTGCCACAGGTGTAGCACAACATCTGGGATGACAATAAACTGGCACTCCTTCTATTATTGCATCTACTGAAACCATTGAGCAGGACGTAACCACACAGGCCGCATTTTTTAGATCTTCTTGCAATGGTACATCTGCATATGCAGGTCCACTTTTGCCATTTTTTCTTGGTTTATGTCTTACTTTGATTGGCATGTCTGTTTTTGTTTTTATAAAATTAATTGTGTCCTGTTCCCAATTACGTTGTCCTATAAAAGTGTTCACTGTGACACTAGATGGAGCAACAAGAATATAATCTCCTTTGTCACGCCATTCTTTCAATTGTATATGTGTGATTCTTTGCTGTGGCAAGTCAGGAATCACATGGGTCACGTGTATGTCACTGTTTATTATTCTCCAATAATAATCATCGTGTGGACATCGTGGATCCCAGCGATTCCAATATGGCATGTCACAAAACAACCATTTTTGTTTTGTATTTTTTAAAGTTAAACATCTTTCGTAATTGCCAACACCTAAGCCCCACATGGTGGGAATGCCATTTTCGTCTAGATATTTTTCCCGCAGTGGTTTAAGAGTGTACCAAGCTTTTGAAT